AAAATTCTTGTGCATCTCTGCGTTAGTGCCATAGAGATATGTGTTGATCTTGTAAGGTGGATCTAGGAATACGAAGACACCAAGACGCTCACTCTCTTGATCATTCATCACATCATTGTAATCAAGGTTGGTGATGTGCCACTTCTGAATCACCTCAGAGATACTCTTCAGATGATGAGCACCACGAGTGGTAAAATTTTGTCTGGATGCAGTCTTAGAGAAGGATGAGTTTTCAGTCAACCCGCTATAGCTACACTTATTAAGAATCCAAAAAAGCACAGCTTGCTGAAAAGTATCCGCCTTGGATATCTCGTCTTTAGCAGAGAGGAATAACTCTTTTGCTTTTTCTTCTGTGCTGTTTTCAACTTTGATGTTGTAAAGGGTATCTGATAACTCATCACCACGCTCTTGAAGAGTCTTCCAGAAACTGTAGAGATACTCATACTTGTCATTAACCCACACGGGGATGTCAGGATACTTCTGAGAGAATAGAAGTGCTACGCTCCCACCACCCACGAAGGGCTCACGGAATTCTTTGATCTCACTTGGAAACTTCTCAAGCAACATCTTTGCTACCCTTGATTTACCACCAGGATAACGGAGTGGTGTTTTCAAATACTTCATGAAATAGAAACTTTAAGTTGTGGCATTTCCCATGGACCAACATTCACGTTACCACAAGGGAATACATTGAATGAAATAGTCCAACGGTCATAGGTATCTAGTTGACGACCTGAGTAGTGTTTCAACCAAGAGGGGAAGAGAATAAGTTTATTCTCCTCTGCATCAACTTTTGTGTTGCATCCCCACTCACGGTCCATCATATCACCTTGAAAGACATCTAGTGTATCAGATGTGCGAGGTGTAACAGGATCTTCAAAGAAGGTAGGAGCACCAGGAGTGAGATAATAAACAGCACTCAGATAGGACATTGGATGCCTATGTAAGGGGTGTCCAAACCCACTCTTTGCAGGTGCATGATTAAACCACATGGAAGAGATCTCTAGGGCATCACAGTAGAGCTTGTAAGCATACCTATACTCTGCTAGACAGTCCCAAAAGAATTGTCTCAACTCAGTGATAGGACCTTCCTCAACCTTATGAAGATCTGGACGTGAAGTGATTACACCCTCAGGAAAGTTTGACTGTTGAGATGGATATCCATCCATCGATTCAATCACACGTTGGTTGAGAGTCTTATCAGGTTGCATGTATGTCCTGCATACAACAGGAAACATATGTACTTCAGTCCCTTGCATATTCATCTAAATTCAATGGTCCAAGATTCTTCCACCCTTCGGTCTTAACTCTGGCCATGGGTAATCCATGCCCACCTAAATTGATGTCACCTGTAGGGAAAGTATTAAATGCGATAGAGTATCTATCAACATTCTCAGTGTTGGGTGCAGATGCATGGATCATGTAACTAGGGAATAGTAACAGACCGCCAGCACCACCATGGTATGCCAACTCTCTATCGACTGTGCCGTCTAAGTAGAAAGATCCCCACTCCCTCTGGAAGAGAGGGTCAATGAAGATCGTAGGAGCACCCTGAGTGAGGTAAAAGATACCGCTGTAGTAAGACATAGGGTGCCTGTGAGCATCATGGTGGTGACCAGATTCACCCACAGATTTGTTTGCCCATGCCTTATTAACAACTAACCTATCACAGTTAAGACCAGTATCAACATGCATTGTGTCAACACACTGCTGAAACCATGACATGAGTGGGGAGAATGTTTCTCTCTGCTGAATGTCAGCAGAAGTAAGGACACCAGTAGGATCATTAAACGACTTATACTCCAGATCTTTTACAAGACCTAGAGTGTTGTCAAGCAGAAGTTGACTACAACGAAACTCGTAACACTTAATAGGAAAGAAGTTTAGTGGTAGATAATTCTGTCTCATATTAGATCAATCCTTTGGGGGTCATTGGATCTGCTCGGAGCAAAACACCGTCAACCTTACGCATTAGATCTTCAAGAGAGTAATGCAGTTTACGATATCCACTACCAACATAGATTTGTCCTAGGACTACTGCGATGGTTGCAGCACCCCAGAAAATATAATAATAATTTGATTTCACTTGCTTTTTCATAGGACCAGTTTCTTACTCGGAGTCTCAATTATACCAAACATTTGCTCAAACTGCTCAACCACTCCCTCCTGTGTATCAGTGGGACCGTAGACAAGGTAGTCTTTAGGCACAGTCACTGGAGTGTTACGACCAGCGAGCAGAGGTGCCCAAGGAGCAAACCCTAGAGTGCCTTGCCCATTAGGGATAGCAACAATAGGATTAGCAACAGTGACAGTAGTGTCACTCTCTTCGATCAGGTCGGCAACGACATCTTCGCCCGACCGCATACGCATCAGTTTAACATTCATAAGTTTAGGGGATCAAGTTGTGTCCATCCATTAACAGAGACCTCTGCCATGGGTCTATCATATGCACCCTCATTGATAACACCAGAAGGAAATGTATTGAGGGCAATCGTAAATCTATCTATATCGCTTTCATTCTCAACACTTCCATGCACCATGTAACTAGGGAAGAGGACAAGTCCACCTACACCAGGATGGACAAACTGTCGATTCTCTGAGAGCGGTCCACCATCAAGATGAAACTGACCCCACTCACGATCTCTTACAGGGTCTAGGAAGACCGTAGGAGACCCTTCTGTGAGGTAGAAGATACCACTGAGGTATGACATAGGATGACGGTGTGGTGAATGATGGTGACCACTCCTAGCATCACTGCGATTCGCCCATGATTTATTAACCACGAGGCGATCACATTGCCATCCATTATCCTTATGCACTTGGTCAACACACTGTTGAAACCATTCATGTATGTCATAAAACTCTGGACTTGAATGCAACTGATCACTCGTGCCTACACCGTAAGGTTCGTTGTAACTACGATACTCAAGTTGCTTCAACTTCTCCAAGGTTTCCATGGTCAATTCCTTGGGTGCTTGGAAGGTCCAGAATCGGACAGGGAATAAATGGTTTACCTTATACTTCATTTCACCTCACATCTCATCATCAACTCAGTTAAGAATGCCACCATGTTGATCTCTTGGTCAACAACAAAAGCAGACTTATACTGATACTCAGAGATGACCAGCACTGCTTCAGGAATTGATTTGGGATCAAAGTGGTTGTAGAGATTGTCATAGATCTTTCTCATAATAGCGATAGGTTCGTTGTCCATATTCTGAGTCACCCACTTCTTCATGTTGGTAAACTCTTTCTTACGAATATATCCGACGAGGTTGGCAATGTTGATATCATTAGAGACACCAAGGATACCTGCATCAATCTTCCCAGAAGAAGAATACCGTTGCAACTCATTGAGTGTGCGACGGAAATCAGGGAAGTGTTTCTGGACTACTTCAGCGACGACCTTAGGTTCGTAGGTTACGCTCTCACTATCTAGAATAGATTTAACACGAGTGAAGAATGCTCCTGCCATCGATGCTTTCTCCTTACCCTTGAGGGTGAAGTCAACAACAGAGCAACGTGAGTGCAGAGGAGAGATGATCTTATTCTTGTAGTTACAAGTGAAGATGAATCTACAATTCTTTTGAAACTCTTCAATGCAAGCACGAAGAAGCATCTGCACATCAGGTGTGGTGTTGTCTGCCTCATCAATGATGATGACCTTATGCTTAGCAGTAGAGGTCAGAGAGACAGTAGAAGCATAGACCTTTGCCTGATTACGGACGGTATCGAGGAAACGACCTTCGTCAGATCCGTTGATAACCAGACAGTCAGCACCCAACTCTGCACACAGTGCCTTAGCGATGGTAGTCTTACCGACACCAGCAGACCCTGAGAGCAGGAGGTTGGGGATCTCACCTTGGTCCAGAAAACCTTGAAAGATTTCCTTAGTGCTCTCTGGTAGAATACATTCGTCAATAGTTTGAGGACGATACTTTTCTACCCAAAGAAACAAGTTGGACATAATCAGGGTTCGAGTGCGATGAAATAGTTGAGGGAGGAGTTGGAGAGACTGGTGAAATTAGCAATGTTACGCTTAGAGATGCATACATGGTAACTACCAGGAAGCAGTTTCAGATTCTCAACCTTGAAACAGTAGCAGAAATTCATCCGCTCCTTAGTCATGTTGCCAGGATTCTCGAAGACAGGTTTCTTCAGTGGCAGTGAGAAGACATTAGAAGTATCATTCTTCTTGTCCTTTACACAGATACTATACTCACCTTCGTATCCATAAATGCAGAGGTCTTCCACACCATAGACTTTAGATGCCTGCATCAGTTGCTCTAGGTCCTGCTGAGGCAGGTCAAAATTCAACTCAGGGTCAGGAAGGTCAGGGTTAAACTCAGGGACCTTACCGATGATCTCGGGGTCACTGTAGTAGAAGGTGGTCTTACCCTTAGTATCTTCATCATAGATCACAACCTTCTTACTATCAGGGAAGAAGAGAGTGGGACTCTTGAAGAGGGATAGAGCACCAAGGAAGAGAGGCAGATCATAGATTGCCATGTCCTCAGGAATGCCTTCACGAATTTGCGTGGCAGCGATGATATTCTTATTAACTGACATCGTTTCAATAAACTTACCAGTCTCAATAAGGATAGACTTGTTAATAGCACTAAAGTTACGCAACACATCAATGGTTTGCTTGCTCAATTTAACAGTTTGTCTTGCTTCAAGTTGCATAATTACTGGGGGTAAGTTTCGATTTGTGTGGACTGGTCGCTGAAGTGAATCAGCAACACTGCATAGTGTAGCACCTTCATGAGATCGCGTCTAGCGGTGCCTTTCTTGTCATAGCGAGAGGCATACTTCAGGATGTTACTCCTGCAGAATGCCTCAGCGTCACCACAAGCATTGATGAGATCAAGGGTTTGGATACCATCAGGACCACTGGAATAGTGTGCCCTGTAGGTATCCGAAATGTAGTCTTGCAACTCCTTGATGATCTCTTCTTCGTTATACTTGTTTGCCATAATAAAACAGAGATTATCTATTAAGAATATCAGAGATTGAGAGGATTGTCAACGGAAACATCAACGTCAGCGTCAATCTTATCATACAACTCGATGAATGATTGCTTAGTCTCATCATCGAAACGGTTGAGGCACACCTTGATTGCCTTCACACGGTCAGAGAAGATGCTGTAAGCACGGATGATGTGGACAAGACGACGAGTGGAGATCACTTCGTCAACACCACCATCCTTGAAAGTCTTACGGATGATGTCTGCCCATGCAACCAGATTCTTGATGTAGTCATCGTCGCAGCACTGCAACTCAGCACAGTAGTTGTTGAGCATCTTGGTCTCAAGGGAGGGAGCAGGATACTCTTGCTCAAAGGTGACAGGGAAACGCTCAAGGAATGCTTCGTTGAGCACGTTGGTGCCAACAAAACGACCGTCATCGCTACCCTTACCCTTGGTGTTAGCAGTAGCAAAGATGTTGAAACCTGCAGCAGGAGTTACCTGACGACCGATCTTCTTCAAGAAGACACCCTTGCCCTCAAGGATAGACTGCAGACAGAGGATCTTGTTAGATGCAAGGTCAATCTCGTCAAGCAGCAGGACAGCACCACGCTCAAGTGCTTCGATTACAGGACCGTTGTGCCACACAGTCTCA